AACAGCGATTGACTCAGGTGAAGAAGTTGGTGCTACCGCACTTTCGGGCTGGTGAACCTGTCAAGGCATTAGGGACGCTGGACGCACCAGAGACGCAACGAGAGGTTTTACATGGAGTGGTGTGGGAGCAATTGCCAACCCTGATCTACGGTCCGGGAGGCATCGGCAAGTCCATCATTGCATTGAACCTGATGAACGCCCTTCACACGGGTCACGATGTGGCTGGGCTGAAGGCACATCAGGGCAATGCTTTGTACCTCGACTGGGAGACCTCTGAAAAGCAGACATGGTGGCGTAATCGGGAGATCCTTGAGGCACAGGGTCAGGAGATCGGTCTGTGGGACGATCCCGACCATCCTGGGTCAGGTAGGACCAAGATGCTGTACTACCGTTTCATGGCTGGTCCACTGGTCAATGATGTGAAGTACCTCCAGAAAATGGTGCGTGACCTTGGCATCAGGACGGTTTGCGTAGACTCGGCTGGACCGGCGTGTGGAGGCGAACCAGAGAACGCAGCGGCAACGCTGGAATTCTTCAAGGCATTACGCCAGATAGGGGACTCCGAGAATCCGTTGCAGAGCATCATACTGGCACACGTTACGCATGAGGGCAGGAAGTCTGGTAAGAGTTCACCTTTTGGAAGCGTGTATTGGATCAATATCCCAAGGAACGTGTTCGAGTTACAGAGCAGCCAGAGGGATGGTGCGAACCATAGTGACTTTGCACTGCACCACAGGAAGTCCAATACGGGTGCGATGCGGGAGGCTATTGGCATGAGGCTGACATGGCACGAGGGCTGTACGGTTGAGTATCTGGACATCCAGAAAAATGCTGAACTCGTTGGTGGTCTGAGTATGCCGAAACAGGCGAAGATCCATATTGACAATGATGGACCCCTGAGCCTTGAGGAACTGGCTGAGAAGATCAACCCAACATCGGTTCGGAGCCTGTCTGCCAGCCTGTCTGGTGATAGTAACTTCATCAGTAAAAACGGCAAGTGGGATTACGTTGAACAATTGGGTATAGATGATACGCCTATACCCACCAAGGCAATGAGTTTGGGAAAAGAACTGTAATATAGAAAGGGATGACATCTGGAATGACTAATAAATACGATGCGATATCGGAACAACTAAATGACGTAGCGATGAATGGGTTCGCAGAGGAGGAATACGGTTCGTGTTCGGAGGAAGGATTCTGGGCAGCATTGATCATCACAGAGAACATGTTTGGAATCATCGAAGAAGACTCTCAAGGGTTCGTAGATTACGAACTCCATAGTACCGAGAAGGCTGCACGAGACCGGTGGGAGGATCATGTAATTAGGTGGGAAGGACTTTACCACCCAGAGGCTGCGGAGGTGTTGTGATAAGCCTGTTCGATCAGAGGTTAACTCATAACATGGCGATGTTAAGACTTAACATGGTAGTTCTTAAGAGTCTTAAGAGTCTTAAGATAAGATATTATTATCTGCCCCCCCTAAAGGGGGGCAGAGATAATAATAATAAAGAAAAGAGAGGTTAACATGGAAACATTAACGATTGAGTTCCATCCGAATTCTGACCTGAGCAAGAACGGTCTGGGTAGATCTCACTGGAGAGCTACCAGTGCCAACAAGATACAGGCTAGGGAGGATGCGTATGTCCTAGGATTGATCGAGATGGAAGACGGCTGGGCTACCCCGGAGACTTGTAATGTGGAGGTCACACAGTTCTGGTGCGGTAAGCCGTTTGACTGGGATGGGCTGGCTACCCTGACCGGACCTGTTATTGACGGTCTGGTTGATGCCGGGGTGCTGCCTGTCGATGACAGCCCGAAGCATATCCTCCAGTATTCCATGTATGCGGAGCGTGTTGCCCACAGGTCGGAGAGCAAGGTTGCTGTGACGATCATTCCAGTAAGCAAATAGGAGGTAAGCAATGCAGATCAGGGATCGGATCAAGGAATTGCGGAGGGTTAAGGCTAGTGATTTGTTGCCTAACCCTGCCAACTGGCGAACCCACCCTGTAGCACAGCAGGATGCCCTTAAAGGCTTGTTGGCTGAGGTTGGGTATGCTGATGCCCTAATCGCCAGAGAAACGCCTGAGGGATTGATGCTGGTAGACGGTCATCTAAGGGCAGAGACCACGCCTGATTCGGAAGTGCCTGTTTTGGTACTGGACATAAACGAGGCAGAGGCAGACCTGATGTTGGCGACCCTCGACCCGCTGGCGGCGATGGCAGGGAGAGACGAGGAACGCTTAAACGAACTATTGGAAACTGTGACATCTGATAATGCCACGGTCAATGCTCTCCTCCAGACCTTGGCGAATGGATATGAACCGCTGACGATACCAGACCCAGAGCCAAAGGATGAAGGTTTCGACATAGACGATGCGATGGACGATGCCGAGGCAGACGATTACGAGCCGATAGTAAAGCGGGGCGAGGTCTGGAGTCTGGGGCGGCACCGCCTTATGTGCGGGGATGCCACCTCAGAGGACAATGTACTTGTTCTTTTGGATGGGAACATTCCTAACCTTATGATTACTGACCCACCTTACGGCGTAGACTACGACCCAAACTGGAGAAACGAAGCGTACGAAGCAGGGCAGTTAGAATACTCGGCGAGCCGAGTAGGATTAGTTACCGATGATAAACGGACTGACTGGTCGGATGCGTGGAGGCTATTCTGCGGCGACGTGGTGTATTGCTGGAGCGCGGCGGGTGCGCTCCAGCTGAGGTCGGGGCTGGCTCTCCAGTCGGCGGGGTTTGAGATTCGGGCGTCGGTCATGTGGCGTAAGCCTCACTTTCCAATCTCACGAGGGCATTACACGTTTCAGCATGAGCCTTGTTGGTATGCGGTCAGGAAGGGGAGACAGGCATCATGGATTGGTCCTGCAAATGCCTCGACAGTCTGGGATATATCATTAGACAAGAACGTCTCACCTGCCGCCCCTGACGGAGGACACAGTACGCAGAAGCCGTTGGAGTGTATGGAGCGACCGATGTCGTACCATGAAGGGGATGTCTACGACCCCTTTGTCGGCTCTGGAACGACCATAATCGCCGCCGAGCGTCTGGATCGCCGATGCTATGCGATGGAGATTGAGCCGAGGTATTGCGATGTGGCTATCAAGCGGTGGGAAGATTACACGGGGCTGAAGGCGGTGAAGGTCTGATGCCGAAACGTAAGCAGCCGGGATACTATCCGACCAAGCAAGTGAGGGTTAACGCTGAAACTAGGCGATACCAGATGCTGGAACTGACCAAGAGCGGAGCTACTGAGAAGCAGATAGCCGAGACTCTGGGAGTTCATCCGTCACTGGTCCACAAGGATGTCAAGCGAGTCTTGAATGATTTGGCAGAGAAATACTCAGGGATGGCAGACCAGATCAGGGGATTGCAGATGGAGCGGTATTCCACCCTCCTGTCCCGGTGGTGGTCCCTTGCCCTAACAGGTGATGAGAGGGCGACCAAGATGGTGCTTCAAATCATGCACAGGATATCAGAGATCAATGGCGTGATACCGGATCAGCCGTTGATCACTATCGACCAGCGGTCTATCAGTTTAACTCAAGGCGATGTGACGTTTAGCATAGAGGCAGCAAGTGACACAACAAACCCTAATGGCACCGAGGATCAACTATCGGAGACCACTGTTATACCCGAAACAACAGGAAGCGATATTCTCTGATCATCGCTACGGGATAATCGAAGGCTCGACCAAGTGCGGCAAAACGGTGGCTTGCATAGCTTGGATTCTGGAACAGGCAATGCGAGGTCTGCGAGGGCAATCCTTCTGGTGGATCAGCCCGGTCTACCCCCAAGCCAAGATAGCATTTCGGCGGCTGAAGCGAGGGTTGCCTGAGACCCTGTACTCGGTGAATGAATCTGAGTTGACGATTACCTTGGCGAATGGGGCTATCATCTCGTTCAAGTCTGCCGAGAAGCCTGACAACCTTTACGGCGAGGATGTATGTGCGGCGGTTATGGATGAGGCTACGAGGATGCGTGAGGAGGCGTGGCACGCAGTCAGGTCTACTCTAACCGCTACCCGTGGCTCCATTAGGATCATTGGCAACGTGAAGGGCAGAAGGAACTGGGCTTATGCTCTGGCTAGGAAAGCGGAGGGAGGGGAGCGTGGATGGCTGTATTCCAAGTTGACGGCAGAGGATGCTGTCGAAGCCGGGGTCTTGGCAGCGGATGAGATCAGCCAAGCCAAGAGGCAGTTGCCCGACTCTGTGTTTAAGGAATTATATTTTGCTGAGCCTTCCGATGATGGTGGGAATCCTTTCGGTCAGGAATCAATCAGGCAATGTATTGGGGATATAAGTGGTAAGGCTCCGATAGTTTACGGAGTAGACCTTGCCAAGTCTGTGGACTGGACAGTAGTGATAGGGCTGGATGCCGGTGGCTCTGTCTGTCGGTTTGACCGCTACCAGTTACCGTGGGAGGAAACCGTGAGAAGGCTAACCCAAGAGATCGGTCTGACTCCTGCAATCGTAGACTCCACCGGGGTTGGCGATCCGATAGTTGAAAGGCTACAGAGAGAGTTGCCTAATGTCGAAGGTTATCACTTCTCGTCTACCAGTAAGCAGAAATTAATGGAGGGGTTGGCGATGGTGATCCAGTCTGATGAGATAACGTACCCAAGCGGTGCGATAGTCGCTGAACTGGATGCGTTCATGTTTGAGTATACCCGGACAGGGGTTAGGTACTCTGCACCCGAAGGCGTGCATGACGACTGTGTTATGGCTCTAGCCCTTGCGGTGTACGGTAGAACTGGGGCGGCAGGGGTTGGAGTATGGTAGAGACTAAGGAATTGAGATGCAGTACCTGTAATAAACTTTTAGCGGAGAAGGCATCTAAGGGGACTGTTATTACCTGTTCTAGATGTAAGACTAGAAACGAAGCAGAGGGATAATGGCACACTTACATCAGTGTCCGAACTGCCTATATGCCTTTGTTGATCGGAAGTTCGATTGGGATCAGGCGAGATTAGGTTGTCGGAGATGTACTGTTCAAATAGTTCATGTTGGGGAACGGCACACACCAGAAGACAAGATGTTTCTATGCGTTAGCGAAGGCGATGAGCGAGCTATTCGCCCTTGGAATCCTATCTCTGAGAGTTGGGGCGAACTTATTGATTGGGAAGATAAAAAGTATAGTAATTTTAATCTTGAATGGGATGGCGAAAAGTTAGCTGAAAGGTGGTAAAGCCTAATGCCTATTTTATCTCTGTCTGAATTTGAAGAATGGAAAGAGGCTCGAAGAAGAACACGTTATATTAAAAAGAAGAAACGCAAAACCAAAAGGTATAAATTAAATAAACAAGACGCTCAAGATTATGTCTTAATGCTAAATCATCTGCTCCAGATGTAAGACTCGCAACGAGGTGGAGGACTAGAATGATAATGTATCGAAAACCAAAAAGAGAAATAAACCGAATCAGCCATATAGACCATAATAAAACGATCTTGAGGAAAAGAGGGTTCAGGCTTTTCAAGGGATGGGATCAGCACTGTCCTAGCCTTCTCGGTACTGATGCCGATAATCAACGGATCGCCTACGATTGGGAGGATCACTGCTACATGCTGAAGAACAAAGAAGTCCCGACCGTGTATGTTACTGAGCCATACCCAGAGCATGTCGAAGGCGAGACCTTCATGGAGTTAGCAGAACTGGTCAAGGACGGGTGGCATGTCCAGATATCCGAAGGCTTGTCGCTCCACAATCCGGGGCGTACTATCCCGATCTGGATCACTCAGAACTGTGTCATCACCGACTATAACCTGTTGGATAGCTATACGAATTGTCGCCCTGATTGTGATATGTGCTAGGGGGAGTTTAGGGGGAGTTTAGGGGGAGCAGATTGATTTTCCCGGTTTTGAGATGTCGATGTTTATAATAGGAGGTTCCAATAATTTGACAGGATAATTCCTTGTAATGTATCGTGCATGGCAGTGACCTCCAGCGATGTGTCCAGTCAGGGTATCTTGTACTCCCCTGACGCAACGCACTGGAGGTCACTATTGCCATTCTGGGATAGGTTTCGGGCGAAGGCATATCAGGATCTGTCCACTACCGTCCCTCTGAATTTCAATATCGGCACGGCTTCATACCCGGAAGCAAATTTTGAGTCTTTTGCTAAAGAGGGCTATTCCAAGAACGAAATAGTCCACGCCTGTATCCGTGAGCTAGCCACATCTGCCGCTACCCCTCGATATCAGGTAGTCGCTCCTTCTACCGAAGGTGGGATTATCGAGATAGACAGGGGTCTGTTATATGACCTGATGACTGTCCCCAATCCTTACTCAGACTGGTACTCGTTCATTGAACGATTGGTGACTTTCCTGATGGTAGCCGGCAACGGCTACGTGCTGAAGGAGAGGTCCAAGGGTGATGAGGTATCTGCCTTGTACTTGCTTAGACCCGACCGGGTCACGATTGTAGCCGGTGACTACGGAGCCGAGAGTTATGTGTACACCGTGGGGAGCAAGGAGTACAGCATAGAGTCGAGGAACATGTGCCATATCGCCCTGCCTAACCCGGCTGGAGATATCTACGGACTCTCTCCTCTACAGGTCTTGGCTAGGAACGTAAACCTAGACCTCAATATGACCGACTTTGCCAAGACCTATTTCCAGAACGCAGGGGTTCCCAGCGGATTGCTGAAGATCAAGAAACGATTATCAACTCAAGAGGAAGCCAGTACGATTCGATCCAGATGGAGGAGTCAGTTTGGTGGAGTTAATAACTTCCATAGAGTAGCAATCCTCGATGATGATGCCGAGTACCAGCCCATGTCTAACTCTCCGAAGGACATGGCACTGAATGATTTGCATAATCTAACCGAGTCAAGGATATGTGCGGTGTTTGGAGTTCCTCCTATCTTGGTCGGAGCTAATGTAGGACTTCAAAGGTCTACATTCTCTAATTATCGAGAGGCACGGTTAGCGTTCCACAGTGAAACTCTGGAGCCGTTGGTGTCTAGGATATTGCGGTACTTTAATCGCAATCTATTTGATGAGTACAAGGGCAATGAAACCCTATCCGTAGACTGGTCTGCCATGAGGGCTGTATTGGACGATCAAGCGGCTAACACTACTAGGATCAACAGCCTGTTTGCCGGCGGTCTTATCACTCTGAACGAGGCTCGTGGGGAGCTTGGGTTTGATGCTATAGATGAAGGGTCTGTCAGGCGAGTCCCTACCAGCGTCATGGAGTTAGCCGAAGGGCAGTCTGCCACGGTTGCGGTAGGTGACGCACCTGTTGAGTTAGCCCACCCAATGCTGCCCCGGTTAAAGGCTCCGAGCGTTGCCCCAAGAGGATTGATGTTGAGGACACGGTTGATAAGTGAGCGAGAATCGGAAACGGATGACCTGCAACGAAAAGTCCTTAGACATTTTCGAGGTCTTAGAAACAGGGTTGACGGTGTCCTTGGTCGGTATATGGAGAGGGCTACTGAGGAATCGAAGGACTACCCATTTGAATTAGTTGATATGCTCCCTCCAATCGAGACAGGTAATTTAGGTGGAATCCTTGAAACGGCATTCCAAAGGATCAGCAAGAAAACATTCAAGACAATTAACGATGTAGGAATTGCGGGATCGTTGGAATGGTCAGATAAGCTCCCGACTGTCCAAGACGTATTGACCTCTGCCCCTACCCGTGCGGCAATGATACACAGCACGACCAACAAGGTAATCCAGAGGGCAGTCAACACTGGGCTTGAACGAGGTTATTCTATCGAACAGTTGGCGAGGGGAGTCCCTGACGATAAGTTCCCCGGAATTCGATCCGTACTTGGTGAGACTGAAAACCGAGCTAGGTTAATTGCACGAACCGAGGTAATGAGGACTCAGAATCAAACCACTGTCGGGTTCTACAAGGAACAGGGATTCGCTTATGTAAAGGCAGATGATGTAGACGGGGACGAAGGCGACACATACGTGGACCCCGGTGATCCTTACGGATATACATGTGCGGAGCGAAACGGGCAGATTTATTTACTGGAAGATGCAAGTAACATTGAAGATCATCCCAACGGTACATTGAACTGGACACCGATGCCGAGAGGATACAAGCCGGAGGAGACAATATGATCCACAAGACACTGGTTGCTTCAGCGAAGGCGGTAGATGAAACGCAGGGAATCGTGGAGGCATACGTCAACACGATGGGAGTACAGGACGCAGATGGCGACATCGTTGAGATGACTGCCTTTGACAACAGCATCCGTGAGAACCTACCCATCCCAGTCCTGTCGGGACACGATCAGGGCAAGCTGGTTGGCAAAGTGATTTTTGCCCAGTCGGAACCGGTGGAGGGTGATGAGTACAGGCTGTTTGCCCGGATGCAGATGAACATGAACACGGAAGCCGGCAGGGATGCCTACTCCAATGTTGCCGGGGATTATGTCAGGGAGTGGAGCGTTGGATTTAATATTCCCAGAGATGATGATGTAACGCATGAAGGCGGTGACGTTTCTACCGTCCTCCGCAGGATAACAAACCTTGACTGGGTAGAGGTAAGCACGGTCATCCGTGGTGCCTCTCCATCTACTACGACCATAGCAGCCAAGGCTGCGGATGGTTCTACAGACCTCAAGGCAGCTATCCCTTCCCACCTCACGGCAACCGCCGAGGATGCATGGGATGGAACCCTGATGAGAACTCGCATTAAGGGCGGTGCAGGAATCCTGAGAAATGCCCATGCTTGGTATGATACCGAGGGCGATCCAGAATCGAAGTCTTCATATAAATTCCTCCACCATCATATAGGCAGGAACGGCAAGGTCGGGGCAGCGAATGTCAGGGCATTGACCTCTGCCATCAGTAGTTTGAATAACAGGAACGGGGCTATCCCTGAAACAGACAGGAGGGGAGTATATAACCATCTGGCACGGCATCTGAAGGAATCGGGACGCAAGCCTTCAGAGCTAAGGTCTGCTGACCTGCCTGATAATTCCAAGCCATATCCTAATTTCCACGCCTGTAGAGTCAGGGAACCTGATGAGTTTGACAGGTTCCGCACCGGGTCCGAAACTATAGATGAGGGTACGTTTGAAGGACGCACCATCGAAGTCCTCTATGGTCGGGACAAGGAGACAGGCGATTGGGACATAGCGTCATACCGTCTGCCGCTTGATGAGTGGACTGAGACAGAGGCACGACAGTGGTGCAATGCCCATGACGGTATCAAGTTTGAGCCAGCAACAGGAGAGGAACCCGAAGACGCACAGGATCGTTCTGCCGCTAGCACGGAAGATAATTCTGCCCTAGTGACAGCAAGACGGCAGTTACGCCTACACCGGGCAAAGCTCTCCATGCATGGGATAAAAAACGATAGAAAGGATAAGTGAAATTTTGAGTACGAAGGAAATTAGACAAGAGGCTAACGCCCTCTTGGTTAACGCAGAAGCATCTCTGGGAGAAGGCAATGTTGAAGCCTTTGAAAAGCAGATTGTTGATGCTCAAGCCAAGATGGAACAAGCCGACAAGTTAGACCAAGCGACATCACAGTTGAAGGTCTTGCAGGGCGAGTTCCAGAAGCCTGTGAACACGATACCTGTGGCTGACAAGGACATTGCGGTTTACGATCCGGGCGATACGACACACAGGACGAAGGCTAACTACAAGCCTTCCAGTTGGGTCAAGGACATGCCGGCAATGGCTCAACCGATCTGGGTGCAGGAACAGATGGGAATCACCCAGAAGGATGAAGCTCGGTTCCAGACTGACACGTTTGTGAAGTGGCTTAGGTCACCTAGTGACGACATGTTTTGGAAGACCGCATCGGCAGATGAAGTGAAGGCAATGCAAGAGGACACCGATGCGGAAGGCGGTTTCTTTGTTCCTGAGCAGTTCATTTCCCAAACGATCCACGATCCGGGAGTGCCGGGTTCTCAGCTACGACCTCTTTGCACGGTCATACGTGTATCGAGTAAAGATGGTTACGTCCCCACGATGGGATCGGCAACGTGGGCAGCGATAGCTGAAGAAGCAGCCTATTCCGACCAGACCCCAACGGTCGGTCAGGTGTCATTCTCGCTTGAGAAGTCGGGTGGTCTTATAAAGGTCACCCGTGAGCTTCTGGAAGACTCTGCGGTCAACCTTCCGGGGTTGCTGACCCAGATTTTCCAAGAGACTGCCGGGCGGTTTGAGGACGTTGGCATCATCAGTGGTAACGATACAACGCAGTATGCCGGCATCATGTCAGACAGCGATGTGGCTTTCTACACGATGGCTGGATCTACCTCCGTCATAATCGCTGACCTCATTGGCACTCACTATGCATTGAATGCCCAGTTCAGGGCTAATGCCACATGGGTCATGAAGTCTGCGATCAACTCTCTGATTAATCAGATACAAGTGACGGGGAACGGCGTGACCGGGATTACGGATATAACCACGGCACCGTCTGCGTTCATCCTGGGCAGACCCGTTGTTGATACCGATGTCGTGAGTGGGCTAGGTGCCACGATCACAAGTACAGAGAAGATCGCCATATTCGGAGACTTTAGGAACTACTACATTTTCGACAGGGTAGGGTTCACGATCCGAAGGAATGACAGTTTGTACATGGAGAACGATCAAGTCGGTTTCTTCGCCTCACGGCGTGGTGACGGACAGGTTGGACTCAGTGATGCATTCAAGATTTCCAGAGCCGCATAGCATAACCGTTTAGTCGGTTACTCAGTGGGCGTGGAGTTTCGGCTCCACGCCCAACTCAGGAGGCATAATGCCGAAGGCTAAGAGTTTAATTAACGTGACGTTTGGAGTTACCGGGGAGGTTTATGAGAAGGGCAAGATCTATGATGTCCCGGCAGAAACCCTCAAGAAGTATCCAGACGATTTCAAAAAGATGGCTGAAAAGCCAAAGAACAAGCAACAGGCTACAGGGGAAAATAAGTAGATGGCAACAAGGCATACCTACGCTACAGCAGATGATCTCAGGGATTATCTGGCAGGGACTTCCTACAGTTCCGGCTGGACCAGCGATGCTGTTGCTATTCGCAGGATCCTAGAAGCCTCAAGCAGGAGGATAGACGATTACTGTGGTGGCGGTTCTTTCGGTCCACAGACCCAGACCCGGTACTACGATATTGGATTTGGGAATCTGAGAAACTCTCCCCAGTACCTTGTCACTGTTTCCGCTGACGATCTTGCCAATCAGACAGAATCAGTCTCAGTGATTCCATTGGATAACTGGCTTGTGTCTCCGACAACGGTCACGGCATACGGTGCGACTGACAGGGCGACCAGCGAGACCCTGACCGAGGGATATGCAAATGATTTCTTCCTAATGCCTTATAACTCCTCCCCAAAGACCTTGTTGAAACTTAACGAGGATACAGCCAAGGGTTTCGATGACGGTCAACAGACCCTGTCTGTCCTCGGATCATGGGGATATACCACGGATACAGTTTCCGTCACTACCTCTGATGCCGTAGGATCGACTACAGCGACCTCTATCTCTGTCACTTCTGCGTCCGATCTTGGGTCAGCACAAACCATTCTCATTGATTCGGAGCAACTTTATATAACGGCAATCTCAGGAAATACCCTCACGGTAGAGAGAGGGGTTAATGGTTCCACGGCAGCAACCCATTCCGGTGGAGCAAGCCTCTACAGGTATGACTACCCGGTACTGGTTGCACAGGCTTGTCTTGATCTCAGTAAAATAGTATTTCGGGACAGGGACTTGGGAACTGTTTCCAGTATTGGGTCAGGGGATGCAGCGATAACCTCTGCGGAGGGTGAGATCCAGTCAATCCTACATACACTGGATGAATTCCGGGTGACCGGGACATCAACTGGGATAATTTTTTAATGCCTGACGCAAAGCCGACCACTACGTTCAAGTTGAAGGGTCCGATATTCAAGACCCCGGCTCAGGTCTCGCTTGGGTTTCAAGAGGCTGTTAACCGTGGATTACTTGACCTCGCTACAATCGAAGGTAGTAACAGGATCAAGGAACAGCTATATCCGGGTCATGGCAGGATAACCGGCAATCTCCGAAACCATATCGGTGCGAACCTCATTAAGGATAACGTGACCCAGATAGATGCCGGCGAATATCGGTACGGGGCTAATCTTATCTATTCGGCATGGGTTGAAGGAATCTCGACCCGGAACCAGACAAGCAGTTTTGAGGGGTATCATATGTTTGAAAATACATACGAATATCTTGACAACAACCCCAAGCTGTACGAGGACTATATTGCCAACTCTATCGTGGAGGCATTTGATTGAGTAGGTCAGGTGCGATAGCTCGGATTGACACGCTGTTGTCCACGATCAGTGACCCGGCATTTACCAGTGTCCTGCGTGGAGAGCCTTTGGCGATATCCGGCTCTCCATTATTAGCCTTTTGGATAACAGGAAGAGTGTCTGACTATGAGACCCTTGGCGATATTGGTTCTCGGACGAGCATTATAATCAGGGCATATTTTAGGATGCAGGATTCTCAGGATGTACGGGAAACCTTAGAGGAAGAAGTCTGGGATACTATGGTACAGGTTGACACC